GAATTGCGTGACGACGCATTGGACCAAGGTGCACTAGATATGGTGCGCGCTCAAATACAACAAGCAGTAATGATTACTACTGGTATTTTCCCCGGACAAGACGGAGAGAATAGTGTAGTATCTGGTGATGAAAACACAGCCGAAGGACAAGCAGGTCCTCCTATGGGAGGTATCGGTGACGCCGAAGGACAGATGGTTAACAACATAATTCAACGAGCATACGGAGCAAGGCTTGCCCAGCGTCGTGTGCCCAACGAAGAATAAAACCGTTATTTAACAACTGCTAATAAAAGCCCAACAACAAAGAGGTAGGAAAATGAGTAACACCTTTAATGGTGACGGGATTATGATCCCCGTTGAAAGCACATCCCAAGAACAGCAGGCCCCTAAGACTGAGGGTCGCGTGTTCACTGAGACTGAGGTTGAAGCAATTCGCCGTCAGGAGAAAGACAAGTTGTATCGCCGCGTTGAAGACGCTGACGGTCGTGTCAAGACCCTTGAAGAGCAATTGGGTGTCATCGCTCAGGAGCGCGAAGTCGCTCGCAAAGAAGCCGAGGAGCGCTCTAAGTCTGAGTCTGAAATCCTCCGCCAGCGTGAGATTCAGGAACTCAGCGCAAAGGAACTCCTCGCTAAGCGCGAAGATGAGTTCAATAGCCGTATTAACCAGGTTGAGCAGGAATGGCGTTCCAAGTTTGAAGACATGGAACAACAGCGCCAAGTGCAGGAAGCCCTTCTTGAAAAAGAACGACGCATCCAGCAAATTGAGTCTTATCGTCAACGCCGTGTGACGGAAGAGCAAGAAACTATTATCCCAGAATTAATTGACCTTATTGCGGGTAATAGCGAAGAAGATATTGAAAACAGTATTGCAGTACTTCGTGATCGTAGTAGTGCTATAATTGAATCAATCCAGCAGGCAACCTCCCAAAGTGGTCGTCTGCGGGGATCGCAGGTAACTGCGCCCCCAACTGGGCCAATGGACAACCAACAGGAATACCAAACGATGTCTGCGGATGATATCCGTAATATGCCGATGGATCAGTACACGAAAATGCGCGAACGGCTCATGCAAGCGACTCGGACTTCCCGAGGCCGTTTCTAAACCAAATAACCCAACAACTAACTATCCACGGAGGATATTAAAATGGCCCTTCCCGCCCCAGTAGGAGGTGCGATTACAGGAGCAGGTCTTGGTTCAATTACCACGACCGGCTATTCCAGTGACGCAACTCTTTCACCCGCAATTCAACAAATTTGGTCCAAGGAAATCTTGTTCCAAGCAATGCCAGTTCTGCGCTTTGAGCAGTTCGCAGTAAAGAAGACCGAATTAGGCGTTCAGCCTGGTTTGACCATCAACTTCATGCGATACAACAACCTCAGCGTTGATGAATCACAAGGCGCCACGCTCACCGAAGGTGTGCGTATGGAGCCTGTTTCTTTGTCAGCAAGCCAGATTCAGATCACCGTGACCGAACATGGTCAAGCAGTTGCCGTTACCGAACTCTTGCTCAACGCGGCATTTGACGATGTTATGGCTTCGTCATCGCGCTTGCTCGGTCGCCACATGGCACAAAGCATGGACATCCAGGCTCGTAACACCTTGTACAAGGCTGGCGTTCCATTCGGTGGCGGCTCTCCTGTCGCTCCGTCGGTCGTCTTCGGTCGCACCGCCGCTTCGGCTCGTGGCGCAATCAGCCCATACGACGCAGGTACCCTTGGTACTGCTTCTGCACCTGGCTTCCTTTCGCCTGCATCCATCAAGGACGCAGTTGAAGTTCTTGCTGGTCAGAACATCCCGCGTTTGGGAGACACCTATGTCTGCTTCGTTCACCCATCACAAAGCCGCTCGCTCCGCGACTGGCCCGAATTCATTGAAGTCACGAAGTACGCCGCACCTGGCAACTTCATGCTCGGTGAAATCGGTCGTTTGTACGATGTCGTGTTCATTGAAACCACGCAAGTCAAGAAGGGCTTGGACGCAACTGCGTCTGGCGCCCCTCTGTACGAACTTGGTGCCACACTTGACAGCGCTTCAGCGGCTGGATTCCAAGAAAACGCTAACGCGTTCAACGCCATCATGATCGGTGACAACGCCTTCGGACACGCCATTGCATTGCCAGTGGAACTCCGTGACGGTGGAGTCATTGACTTCGGTCGTGAGCATGGTTTGGCTTGGTACGCAATTTGGGGCTTCGGAGTTATTACTCACGAATCCCGCGTTATCTTGAACACCCTCGGTGGTTCAATCGCCTGATCCCTCGGGATCAATTTAGTGTTGGTGGTGGGGGAGCAATCCCCCACCATTAATAATCTCATACAACAAACAACAGGAGAAAAACATGGCATCGCGTAAAAACACGCAGGCTTTTGCAGAACAACAGGATGACATTGATGAAACAGTGGAAGTCTTGGAAGAAACCCCTAAGGCTGTCACTGAGTCTAAGGCCAGCGCACCAGCAAGTGATTACATCACTTGTCGCGTTAAAGGTACATGGAAAATGTACTGGGGCCGTGAGACTTTTGATTTTGTAGACGGTAAGCGTTACAAACTCCCACGCGACCTCCACTCATACCTCGTACAGCACTCAAACATCTACGACACCCTCTGAGGTAACTAATGGCACTGATCGTCCCCAACGCTACTGCGACAGGGTCCTCTAACAAGTACTCAAACATTAACCAAGCCGAACCCGACTCGGTTGACTTTGAAGCACTTGGGAATACCCTGAATTATATTCGCAGTGGCGGTGGGGTTACGGTTTCAAGTGGCACAATAGTAAGTGTTGCCGCTGGTGTAGCCATTATTAATGGAGTGCCATATTCTTTTGATGCGAACTCCTTTACGCCCGCCGACGCAACTCAGACACGCTTTGACCTGATTGTAGTTCGCCTGTCAGGAAGCACTGCCACGACTACTTCAATCTCGGGCGCTGAGAGCGATACTAACCCTACGCTACCCCAGAGTATCAATACTCTTGCTAGTGGTACTAGTGCCTCAGTTGGGTTTAATTACTACCCAAGTACTGATGTTTTGATTGCTACCGTATACCGCATCCCATCGGGTTCCTTAACTGCCGCAAATGTGGTGGATAAACGCGTCGTAAACTCAGCGCCCGTTACTTATGCCTCTGCGTCTGTCCCCACCTCTAATGCTAAGGATGTTATTGGAGACACGGTTATTTCTGGTGGCGTTACCTACATTAAAACTACATCGGGTGTTTGGTCGGCGTTATCAACAACTACTGATGTTGAAGGCGCCAAGATTCCCATTGGTAGTATCTTTGCTTTTGCTGGTACATATAACACCAGCGCCTCACCTTCCTCTACTTATTACCTTGAATGTAATGGTCAGTCTCTCTCTAAGAGCGCTAACTCAAACCAATATCTAGCATTATTTAATGCTATTGGTTATACATTTGGTGGAAGTGGTGACTCATTCTCACTGCCAAACTTAACTACTGATACGGGTATAGTTGGAGCAAGCCCAGCAGAAATTAATACCAGTGGAAAGACAGCAAGTTCGTCAAACACGGCTACTCTAAGCCTGTCTACACTCCCCGCCCACGACCACACATATAGCACCAATGTTGGAAATAAGTCTGGAACAACAAGTTTTGGTACTAAGACTGGTTACCCTGCCTCTGCTACCACGCTAACTGGTTCTGTCAGTGGTACAGCCCACAGACACTATACCTATAATGGTGAATCGGCAAATAATGCGGCTTTTCCTACAACTCTTACAAATACTTATGATACCGCAGGATATGTAGTCCCACCGTGGAGTCAGCAAGGTAGTAATGGTATGGCTATTAGGTCAACTGCTGATACACTTACTGGTAGTTCTAGTACTGGCGGTACCGCATCAATTACTATTCCTACAAGCATTGCAGTAAACACCGTTATTGGTGATACTACAACCACTATTAATGTGGGAACTGTTGCAGGTACTACTAGTAGCAACGGTTCCACTAGTGCATTCAGCATCCTTTCTAAGAGCATCCGCGTTCGCTGGTTTATTCGCCACACATGAGCGATACACCTATTGAACCAATTGAAAATGTTGCCGCGGAGCAGATCATTCTGAAGCGCGGTTTTATGGTCCACCGACTGCGTGATACTCAACCTGGCGTCAATCAGGCCGCCCAAGACTCAATTCCGGGAGCAGGTTCCGGCGATCAATAGTAAGATAGGTGTTCATGGCAACCATCACAGATGTTGAAACAATTGCAAGAACCTATCTACGGGACTTTCCGAAGTTCTTTCAGGTATCATTTCCTGTAGTAGGTCGCACATATGAGTTGGGTCATATCAACATTGACACCAGCACTATTTGGGTTGCCAAGTACTCGGGTTCAGGATCAGCCTCAACATTGGCTCCCAGCGAATACACGATTGACCCCCGTAATGGTGTTGTCCGATTATCTAACACGCTGTCATCAAGTACAACTCTGTTAGTTGAGGGTTACTATTATGAATGGGTTACCCCAGGTGACCTTACCTTTTACGCCCAGCGGGCCATTGAAAAACACACCAGTAACTTAGGGTTCCGTCTTGAAGAACTGTCTGATCTTGTTATTAATGCCATTGGTATTGCTACGATCTGTGAATCACTTTGGGCGCTAATGACTGAGTTCAGTCGTGATATTGATGTCATGACATCAGAGTCCATCCACATTCCAGCCAGCCAGCGTTTCCGCATGGTGCAATCCCTCCTGTCTCAATGGGAAGGCGAATACAAGCGACATGCCACCGCCCTTAATATTGGTTTTGATCGCGTTGAAGTCTTTACTCTGCGCCGTAACTCTCGTAGCACGGGATACCTCGTACCTATATACCGCTCGCGTGAACTTGGGGACTACGCATTTCCTGAGCGCTTGTGGCCCGAAATTGACTCTGGGGTTGTGGAAACTGAGATTAAGAAGGAAGAACTCCGTACGGATGTTCTTATTGATGGCGCAATTCCTACTGGATCATTCTCTAACATCGCGTATTACTGATAACCATGGATGTCCGCAGAGAGTTATCCGTCATCAGGAAGCATTACCGCTCGTACCATTCTCAGGCTGGTGAAGCCATCGTATGGTATGAGTTTGTACCATTGGGCACTAGCGCCTCAGCATCCAGCCTCTACGACGATGTTTACGACGAAGGTACCTATGGTAATGGTGGTCGTCGCTACAAGGCTGGTGTAGTCGTTCCTGTCCTAATGATCACGGAATCTGAGGATCAGAAGCGCGCTATTCCTGAGGGCCGTCAACCCACTCAATTGACTAACTTTGTGGC